AATCAGCGTATTGACATCCTCGTAAAATGCCCCCCATGCACTCTTGCTTTTCTCCACCGCCTCTTGATTCTCATTCATCCGAAATGCCTGCGACGCACCTGAGGATGACGAGGATGTATTGGCCGCCTTCGGCTGATACCCCAGCATTACGTGCGCTCCCGGAAGCCTCTGCTCGGGGTACACAGGCCACTCCATATACCCTGCCGGCTGCGGCCTGATCAAGTTCTCTTCATTCTCAAACATTGTCAATAGCGGATTGAAATTGTAAGAAAACGGCGAACAAATTTTGTAGGCAAGTGGCGTTGGTCAGATGCCAAGAATTTAGTTCTGTCCTTGCGCGAACAGAGAGTTCACAATATGCTGTTTCTGTTTCATATGCTCCTTGCGTTCTTTGAGCCTGTAACTTTCACCCTTGATGTTGATAACGGTGCAGTGGTGTAGCACACGGTCGAGAATAGCGGAAGCGATGGTGACATCGGCGAATACTTCATTCCACTGAGAGAAAGTCTTATTGGAAGTAAAGATAGTAGACGTCTTCTCGTATCGCCTTGCGATGAGTTGAAAGAAAAGGTTTGCGCCGTGGATTTCCATGGGGAGATACCCAATCTCGTCGATAATGAGCAGTTTGTATTTGGCGAGGATGTTAAGCCGATCCGGCAGCCGGTTCTCAAAGTGGGCCTTTTTGAGTTGCTCAATGAGGGTGTGGCAGTTGATGTAATAGGTGGAACGCCTGTGATCGGCCGCCACCATGCCCAGAGCTGTGGCGAGATGTGTCTTGCCGGTGCCGGGCGGTCCAAGGAAAACGATGTTCTCCGCGTTTTCAAGAAACCGCATGGTAGCCAGTTCCTCAATCTGGCGTTTGTCGATGCTGGGCTGGAAATCGAAGTCGAAGTGTTTTAGTTCCTTTTTCATCGGGAAACCCGATGTTTTCAACTGCGTCTCAATTGCCCTTCTCCGCTTGCTGAGGGCTTCCTCAGAGAAGATGTGATCCAGTACTTCCACAACATTGAGTTTGTCCTTAATCGCTCGTTCCAGATAGTTATCTAAGATTTCAAGGGTGTGTCTCATCTTCATCTCCACCAAGTTCTCCCGGAGACTATCCATCATAAACTCACTCATACAACACCTCATCGCAGCGGCTTAGATTATGAGGGTTTATCGGAAAATCAATGATATTGTCACCGTCTAACAGCGTGTTTTCAATATCAAAACTCTGTTTCACCGTCAATCTGCGGTAATGATGGGCATTGACTGCCATATCCCGTTTCTGATAGGATAACCGGTGCAGGGCAATCTGTTTACCTTCGTGATAGGCGGCAAGCATATTGTCCAATCCTATGACTGCCACATCCTTGCCGACATATTCCGATGGGACGGAATACTGATTGCCGGCATAGCTGATGAGGCAGTCTTTTTGCACACGCCTCAAGTTGATTTTGTCGATGATATACTCACGTTTGAGAGGGTTAAGCCCTTCTTTTTTCAATCGTTCAAATGGTATTTCACCCGTGGTAGCGTGGACTTTCCCGTTTACTTTGTTACACCAAGCCAAAGCTTGTCCATTCAAATCATCCAGTGAATTATACTTGATCCCTACCATGAAGTTATCACGGACAAACTGCACCGTGCGCTCTACCTTTCCTTTTGTCTGTCCCCGGTAAGGCCTGCAAAGTATCGGCTTGAACCCGTAAAACCCGGCGAAATCTTCAAACTGGCGGTTCAATGTGCTGTCTTCCTGTTTCAAAAGCCGCTTGATTACCACTTGCTTCATGTTATCGTACAGCATTTCTTCCGGGTAGCCGCCCAAATACCGAAAGGCATTGGCGTGGCAGCGGATCAGGGTATTGGTACTCATATCGGTCACAAACTCTATGTACCGCGTCCGTGAGTAGCCAAGAATCAACAGAAAACAGTACAGCTTTTGGATTCTTCCGTTTTCAAGTACCCTGTGATCTTCAAAATACGCCCAATCCATCTGCCCTTGAACCCCTGGCATCGTTTCAAAGCGTACCGTTGCCTTTTCGTCCAAATCCATTTTCTTGCAACGTACATAGTCCCTGACGATGGTGTAGCACCCATCAAAGCCCTGTTCCATCAGCTTCTCATGTACCCGTACCGCCGAATACGGCGCTTCTTCCAACCATAGGTCTACTTGTTGCTTGTACTTGTCCAGTTTGTTCGGCTTCGGTTCGCTAAGCGTGTATTCGGGACGATGCGGGGATTCCGCGTACTTCTTTGCTGTCCGTGGGTCGATGTGGTATTTCCTGCTGATTTCCGTGTAGCTCATCCCTTTGAGACGGTCGTTTCGGATTTCCATCCAGCGCTCTCCTTCCATTTAGACACCCTTTCCATGTCCCTTAAAAGACACGGAAAAGAGTCTATCATATGCTTTCCCTCCTCGCCATAAATCTACATTTTTTGTTCGCCATTTTTTAGCATTTTATCACCGGCATTGACAGTGTTCGAGGTGTACACTTTACCGTTATCTACATACAGCATCTTTGGCTGTCCCCGGCGGAGCATTGCCTCCTTCAGTACGGTTTTCATCGGCTCAAAATTTTCCGTGAAGAAGAACTGCGCGTGAGGGATCAGGCGGGAACAGTCGTCCAAAAAAGCAAAAAGGAAGGTTCGGCATTTCCGGGAATCTGTTATTAAGTATGGACCGACGGAAGCGTCCCCCTGCCAGAGCGTGTTGACAGTATCGTAGGCAAAACGCTTGCGCTGCACACTTGGATCTTTGGACATACGCAAAAGCTGATGATTGCTGAGCAAACGGTTAATACTGTGATATGATACGTTCTGCGGCTCAATCACGCCGCGTCTGATGGCCATCTCGTAAAAGGAAGCCATCGACAGATGCATATTTTTACGCCGAAGGTCTAAAACCGCTTCTTGGTCGTCTGCTGAAAGCGCGCGGGTCCGGCCTTTGTCCCCTCTGGGCTTGGGTTTGAGTTCATCAAATCCCCATTTCCGATACTCCGAAAGCCAACGTTCTACCGTTGAGAGGGAAAACTCTTTGAGCCCATAGTAGGGGACATTATGTTTTTGTGCGCAGATTTCCTGCAAATACACCTGCCAGTCACAGTGCTTGTTAAGGATGGGTGCAATCAGGCCATAGCGAAACAGCGCCACCGCTTCCCGCTCTTCGTTTGTCATAAGCTCTGCCTCCACAAATTGGTATTTAGGGCCGACCGGCAACCTATGAAAAGAGTGTAGCATAGCTATGGCGGCGAGAATAGTGTCGAACTGTGTTGGTAACGCCCGGCGCGCGGTAAATATCGTGCCGAGCCTTTATTTTGCGGACATGAAATGCCGGCTCGTTGCCCCCAAAAAGTCCGACAATAAGTTTCCGTTCCTATGTATTTTAAGCAGCGCAGTAAAGATTTTCGTGGCCCGTTTCTTTCGATCCTCCGGGAAACTTCCAAACCCCCTCGTACGCAAAAATAGCAGCCACAGATTCTCTGATCGGACAAACCGCTGTAAAAACGCATAGGCCCGCCGCCGCATATTTCCCAACGAAACCCGGAGTTTGAACAGCAGGGCATTCAGGATTGCCATTACAAAATCCAATCCGTAACTTATCCCCGACAGGCAAAACGACGGCAAGTACGAGTAGGTCTTATGACATTTGACACAGCGGATGCGCTGTATGTCTATTGGATGGTCTGCCTTCTCTTCCATCACATACCGGACATATTTCCCCCACTTGTGAAACTTCCCGCACCCGCATTGGAAACACCTCTCCGGCATCCCGAACTCTATATCTTTGAATCCGGATTGATACCGGGAAATCCCTTCTCTCCATGGTAAAACGAGTTGCATTTTTCCCGCTCCTTTTTAGGTGCTACACTTTTTCGCTTATTTTTGCTACATTTCTATTTTACTAAACACAAAAGAAGACGGCATAAAGCAAAAAGGGCAGTTTGCGGTATCGGAAAAGCTGAAATGGATAATGACCACGCACAAATTATCAATCGGCGCGTTGTCGAAGCTAGCCGGGGTCGCCTCCGCTACTGTCAGCACGGCGCGGGATGGTAAGCGCGTGAGCATAGAAAAAGTCGCCATGATAGCGGCGGCATTGCAGAACGATGTAAAAGACGTTTTTCGTGTATGGGATAGCACAACGGGATTATCAGACAGGACAATCCTTCACCATCACCGCGTTATCACGGCAATACTAGAAAAGGCAAAGCGTAGCCGTATCATACCGTACAATGTAGCAAGCGAACACGCCACATCCCCAAAGGTCAAGCGCACAGAGGCCGTCTACCTTGACGGTGAACAGGCGTGGCAGATCGTCGGCTTGCTGTTCGCGGAGGATGATATAAGGGTCAAGACGGCGATCCTGCTCTTGCTGTACAGTGGGGTACGCCGGGGCGAACTGTGCGACCTTGAATGGCGCGATATTGACTTTGAACGGCAGTTGATACATATAAACCGCGCCAGCCAATATCAAAAGGGGATCGGTATGGTCGCAATCGTTCTCCCCCTCGGTCTCGGCATCTTGGGCGTTTTCGTTTGCATCGGCGCGGGGAAAAAGATTGTCAAAATGTTCAGCAAGTAGACACCGCAGGGGGGAGCTTCACCGCTCCCCCCAATCACCCCAAAGGAGGAGCAATCCATGAAACGATTCCAACGCATAGCGAAGCGCACGGCGGCGGTATTGCTGTGTGTTGTTCTGCTGTCGGTCAATCTGCCGTATCTCCCGCAAGCCTCGGCAAATCCGATTGTGGACTTTCCGGGCGGGTCAATTACAGACGGCACAGCGGCAATACAGATAGTCGGGCAGTTCATAGACCTCAATGTTGGGATAGGCAAAGGTAAGGTAATAAAGCTAGGCTTGGTAGGGGCGGAAGCTGTCGCGGTTCAGCAGATGATTGACTATTTGGGATTAAAAGTGGCGGTATTGGCGGAGAAATACGGAATAACGCTCTCTGCGGCGAGTAGCTTCGCGGCTCTTGGCGGATTAGCAGGGTTTGCTTTCGTTACAACAGATTGGGAAGCGGTATACATGAGCATCTTTGACCCGGCAGCGTTTGAAAAGTATAAAATCGAAATGGATAGCTGGTTTTATAACTATACAACGAACTACAGCCAATTCTATGCCAATGCGGCGGTATGGATAGCAGAGTTCGCGGGTGTGGGTGGTGTGATATATGAGAATAGTGCAAGAGAGTTTTACGCAAATGTAACAAAAGAAGGCTGGCAGATAATCAAAGACGGGTTTTGGGGACTATTCGGCGGCAATACTACCCCCGGCAAAACGGAAATCCCCGCAATGGATTATCAATATGTGTTCAACTTAATGAATGCAGAGCTGATTAGTAAATCAGATACTTATGAGCATTACAGAATGCCACTAGGAACAGGTATAGGCGGAATCAGTACATATCAAGGAACAGCAACGGCAGTGAGTAGGTATTGGGAAGCCAATCCTCCTTATACTCCCGCAGGAGATTATCTGTTTATATATGATCAGAACGGAGATGTAGGGGGTTGGGAGATGGGTTATATGGATGTTTACGTTGATAGCATAAAACGAGTATATAAGCAAGCAGGCCCGGCTGGTCAAATCGTTGAATGGGACGTTTATGTTATCACGCATCGAAGGAGTTATGACCCTAACCATGTTGGCGGTAACGCCTATATGATAGCAACAAAGGAAATGCTCGGCCTCCCCGCGATGCAGTACATGAACAATATGGACGCAATCCAAGAGCAGTTAGACCGTATCGAGGACAAGTTGGAAAACCTCGTTATCCACTTCCCCCATATAGAGAACCCTACAGGCGATATTCATATCGACTTTGCAAAAGAAATTGAGCAACTGCAAGATTGGAAGCCCACACCAGTTCCCGGAGAAAAACCCGCAGACTGCCCAGATTGTTTGCGGGGTACGTGTACAATTCATCAGCCGAGCATAACCCCGCAACCATGCCCGGTATGCAAAACAGACCCATGTAAATGCCCCCCACCTCCGCCAAATATAAACGAATTGAAACTCCCTGACATCACCTACAAATTCCCGTTCAGCGTGCCGTTCACCATAATTGCTTGTGTAGAGCTATTGAACGCAAAAGCGGAAGCACCGATTTTTGAAATACCGTTTTACATAAAGATGATAGACTTTAACCACACAATCGTAATAGACCTATCAGAATTTGAAACCGTGCTGGAAATCATACGATGGTTTTTTGTGGTGATGTTCATAATTGGTTTGGCTTTTGCGACAAGGGGATTGATAAAGGGGTGATGCAGGATAATTGTCATAGAATGGCTGTTGGACGGACTTAAAATGCTTCTTGGCTCCATATTATTCTTTCTGCCCAATGACCCGTTAAGACCATTCATAGATAGCATGGCTGGCGGGGAGTGGCTTGGATACCTCAACTGGTTTGTGCCGATTGGAACAATGATAAGCATTGGATATGCGTGGCTGGCGGCGATAGCCATCTTCTATACCTATCAAGTAATATTACGCTGGATAAAAGCGGCGGGGAGTTGATGACATGGTAGAGCTGTATACAGGAACACCGGGAAGCGGAAAGTCGCTCCGGGCGGCAGACCGTATATACCGGCGCATGATGAAGGGATACACCGTCATAGCCAATTTTGAAATCAATCCCGATGTGTTCCCAAAGAAAAAGAAGAACCTCGGGCAGTTCATCTGTATAGACACATTCAGCCTTGACCCGGAAGAATTAAAGCGGTACGCCTTAAAGAACCTAAAGCGCACCAAGACAGGCATCAAGGAAGGGCAGATACTTCTTGTGATAGATGAATGTCAGATACTGTTCAACACACGGGATTGGAACGCAAAAGAGCGTATGAAGTGGGTTATGTTCTTCTCGCTTCACAGGAGATACGGTTATGACATCATCTTGGTAACGCAGTTTGACCGCATGATAGACAGGCAAGTCCGGGCAATGGTGGAATATGAGATCAAGCATCGTAAAGTCGGCAACATGGGCGCGGCAGGGTTTGTTCTCTCATGGGTGACGCGATTGTTATCGCTCGGCAAAAACAAAGGCTTGTTTATCGCAATCAAGTTTTGGTATGGCAACAGAACCAAATTGGGCAAAGAGTTCTTTCAATGCAAGCCTCGCTATATGGCGTTCTACGACAGCTACAAGCTGTTTGACACGGTTGAGGATGGGGTCGCGCAAGCGGGGGCCCCGCCGATGCCGGGGCAAACAGAAGAAGCTGTTGAACAGCCCGAAGCTCCGGCAGAAGAAGCGGAAGCCGTCCAAGCCGTCCCGGCCGAGACCCCCAAACACTAATCAGGGGGGTCACGATTACAAAGGGGGTTAATAACCATGAAATGTCAAGTCCTGATAGATTGGCTGTCGTTCAGCGTACTGTCCACCGATGACCCGATGAAGGTCATAACCGATATGCTCAAACTCGATGTTGAACTATTCGATGAACTGGGCTACAGTCGCAACGGTTATCGGAACTGCTTGCATTATGATCATATCAGCGTCTACTATAACGGACGCGAAGGAACAGAGAAGAACGGCGGCGGTAATGAGTTCATGGGTGTTTGCGTCTCCATGTCCGGCAGTGGTTGCCGAACCTATGAACAGCTCGGCGGCAACGTCCTCGACCTTGCCATTGACGTATACCGTACGGACGGAGTGAACCTCACTCGCTTGGATGTGGCTTGTGATGACAAGGGCGGCGCGTTCGATATGGATGAACTGGAAATGTACTACAAAGCAAAGCGTATCCGTTCAGGCTGCCGGAAACGTCAGATTGTCCAATGCAATGACGGCAAGTACGCCCCAGCACGGACGATCTACATAGGCTCACGCAAAAGCGACCTCTGCTTCCGCTTCTACGATAAGGCAAAGGAACACTTCGACCCGAAGGATGACCCGGACGGTTACAACAGCCATTGGATACGGGTAGAGATGCAAGCAAGGCATGAGGTCGCGGAGAATATTATCAAGCATATCTACACCGGGTTACTGGCAAACCGCTCCATCGGTGAGAGCGTTGCCGAGATATTGGGCGGACATATACAGATGATAGAGCTGGATGACAGTAACATATCCCGATGCAGTATATCCCGCTGGTGGCTGGACTTCCTCGAAACGGTCAAGGGTGTTAAGGTCACGGCAAAGGAAGAGAAGGAACACATCTTCGAGCGTAAGCTCCGCTGGTTCTACAACTCCATCGTCCCCCTCGCTTCCGCGCTGGTCTCCGGCATTGGTGAGCGCAATATGCTGGAGCTGATGCAGATGGGCTATACCCGCCGCTCAAAGGCACAGGATACCATGCTAAAGACCTACAAGGGCTTCGGCATCCATGACCTCGGCGAGAATGTAGCCAAGAAAATCATGCACAGGCTGTATGAGCAGTGGAAAAAGCGTATCGGCTTGACCGATTGCGGGTTGCTCGATGATGTGCCGCTTCCGGCGTGA